CCTTATTCTTATAATTATGATCATTTATACATGATCTGCGCAAAATCTCAACAAGAAGCATACGAAAACGTCCAAAGATTGTATAATGACTTCATAGTATTAAATCCCAAATTACAGATAATGGCAGACATCAAATACGACACGTTTCCTAATATAGAACTCCACACAGAGCATAACTACTTCCGTATTGAGGAAAAAGATGTTATACTAAAAGAAGCATTAGATCGTTATTATAATACTGAATCGGAGAGTGACTGTATGGATATTTATAACTATATGTATTGGAAAGACTATAATGCTCAAATCCAAGAACTTGCGGAAAAGGCATTGCCAGAAAAATGGAATCTTGAAGGAAGAAATGATAATAATATCCTAAAGAATTATTTAAGATATACCTTTAATAAACTCCAAGAAGAAGGTAAAATAATAGAGACTGATACTTATTGTGTATTTAATACCGGTTTATTTTCACATTATTATGAACCAATTTATGTGTATGGTGAACCAAATCTAAGAGAAAACGAAAATGCTTCAAAATGGTATTTCAAAGGATTTAAAGACACATATGAATTAGGAAGTATGGATATTGAAAGTGATTTTCCTGAAAGGGCTGATTATTTCTCTGATCCAAAACGTTTAGTATTTAACTGGCATTATAAAATTAATATTAATTATAAACATATCCTGGATAATTTAAATACATCGCAGAGACTTCCAGACTGTGTAAAGAATAGTGAAAATCCACTCGACACTTTAAAAGGTGCAATTGATACGGCTATTCAAAAAGTAACCGCAAATTATAAATTAGCAGTACCAACATATTATCAAAACAAAATCCAATTACTTGTACCTTTATATTTTGGTAAAAGTACCACTCCTTCAGTGGCATTAACTCTTGATTTAAAGAAAAATGGATACTATCAGGCTTCAACATGTCTTACTATGGAAATGGCATATATGGATGCCAGACTTATTGCAAAACCAGAATCAAACTGGCTGGTTGCTGAAAATATCATCAGTGACGAAACTGATTTAAAATAATACATCTACTAAGACAGGCTCTTTGTGGTCTGTCTTATTTTTTGCAAATAAAATCCAACTCATTTAGAGAATATCCTTATGGAACAGATTAACAAAGCAAAATACATAAGGAGACAACTAAATGAGTACATTAAAATTAGTAACCACAGAAACCTTTAATAATTTATCCTGCAGCTTCTATCGTAATATGAATGATGACATCCTTCTTACAAGAGAACAGATTGGTCAGGCGTTAGAATACTCTGATCCAGCAAAAGCAATTCGAATGATTCATGCAAAGCATAAAGATCGATTAAACAACTTATGTATTCGTGTAAAACAACCTACATTAATGCCTTCACAATATAACAATTTAAATAATCTTCTTACCGAAAAAGTTTACTACACTTTAGAAGGAGCTTTGGTAATTTGTTCTTTATCATATCAGCCAAAAGCTTATGATTTTTCAAAATGGTTGCTTAAAATTTCTAGTAATAATAATATAAAGATTATAAAAACTCGATCTGAAAATGATTTTATGATTCTATTAAAAGACTTTCTTGATGAATATCAAATTTCTTATATTCCCCAATACAAATATGAAAATTATAGAATTGACTTATATTTACCAGATTTAAAATTTGCTATAGAATATGATGAAAATGATCATAAAGATTATACATACAAACAGCAAGAATACAGAGAAGAATATTTGACAAAACAATTAAGCTGTAAATTTATCAGATTATCTGACCATGTTTCAGATGGAAGAAATATAGCAATTGTATCAAAATATTTAGATAAGGCATCCTGATCAGGGTGTCTTATTTTTTGTACCTAATTCATATCTCTAAAATATCATTTGTTTAAATCAACGCTCAGAAAAATTCTAGCCATTTTACTCTCCTACCCTACCAACTTACCACTCACGTACTTAGAAACGAAAATAGGTATCAAAAACTTACACAGAGTCACCAAATCCCATGTAAATAATTTTATAGAACATCTTATTTTGATCATTAACCATTTTCCTATATAAAACTAACAAGAAATAGTCCCTATGATTAGGGACGGTCTTTCTGAGCCTGCGAAGAAAGAATTTCCAAGGTAGACAAAACATGTACCTAAATAGTCATCCAGGATATTCATTAGCCTAAATCTCATCTCACAGAAAATAAAATACTTATATCTTATACCCTAGCAATTTATCATCAGAACCATTCAAATAGATTTTAATCCTCAAAAAATGATCGTAGGTCTACTAATAGCATATGAAGAAAGTCAATCACTCTTCTGATCAGAAATAAGACAAAAAGAAATCCAAAGAAAAAATTTTAAAATGGAGAATTATATAACACAGAACTAAATAAAACAGAAAATGAGGTAATTTAAAATGGCATCTTCAAAAGAAACAAAGATTTATACAGTAAAAGAATTTAAAGAGTTATATGCAATCATGTATGAATTTTACAAGACTTATAAATTTCCCAATTCTATAGAGGTATGTATGCAGAATTGGAAAGAAAACATTAAAAAAGGTAATGACTTAGCCTCAATTGGCTACGCCGTATGTAGAGACTTGTATAAGGAGGGATATAGATAAAATGATGTTACATTCGGTAGATTTGTAGCCATATATTGACAAAATGGGTAAAGAAAATTATTTAGCTCAAAAAGAAGAACTTTACCAGCATCACAAAATAATTCGGATAAATGGTTAATAGGACAGATTGATTATTACCTACACTGCTGCCAGGAACCATTAGACTATGACTGGATCGGAGCTGAAGCATGTACCCAAATCTTAAAAGAAAGAGGATATGAATCTGTTTTAGGTGAAAATAGGTGGAAATGGATAAAAGAAAGAGGAAAAAAATACATAAGAAATCAATTTAAAGAACATATTATTATTTTTCCACTCATTTTAGGTATATAAACTATGTACCCAAATAGAGAAAATAAACAAGAAGAAAGAAACCTGCAGATAGGTACACATATATGTACCCAAATATCAAAAGGAAGAAAACAAATGGAGAAAAAGAAAAAGAGAGAACAAAATATAGGATAGGGCGAAGCCCGTAATCGTACATGAACAATTTATTGTGAATGTACAATACTCTTCTCTTGATATATATGAGTCTATCTTGATATGGACTGCACAAAAGTGATAGCTGGTATGTACCCAAATGAAGGAATTTTTCACTTTTGGGTATATCCTACATGTACCTAAATGTATTTTTGCTTTAGTCTGATAAAGTGAATTTTAGGTATATATAAATGTGCCTAAATCGGTATTTCAGATTATGCAAAACTACTCTCTTATTTTAGGATTTGACAGATCAAGTTTTAGGCATAAAATGATGTACCTAAATGTCCAGATGGATTTTTAAAATTATGAGAATAAGATATTGAAAACAAAATATTTAATTGGAGGAATTAAAATGCAACAGATTAACATTAAGGAACTGAATGTTTTTAATAGAAAGCCTCAAGAATCTATAGATGTTTCTAAAGAACGTCTTAATTGGATTTTATTAAAAAAGAAGCTTTCTAAAATGAATAATATTTGTTTATCTGATTTATCTCAAAAAATATTTAATAGTAGTTTACCATTATATAATGTCATAACTCAAGTACATAATTATAAAGATTATTTAATTTATGAAAAATCTAATTTACATGGCGGTTGTAATGATAAATTTACCACGAAACATGAACGAATATTTAAAGAAATGTATCCATACTTGGAGTGCCAAATATCATTTGGAACAGGTAAAGATGGATACAAAAAATATGGTGTAAAAAGATATATTGCCGATTTTGTAGATAGAAAATCGAGAACGATAATTGAAATAGACGGATCAAATCATACAAACAAACTACAGCAATTAAAAGATAAAATGCGAAGAATTTTCTTTTTGGAGAATAATTATATGACGATTAGATTTTCAAATGATGAAGTTATAAAACTGTATAAATTATATTGTAATAAAATTGCAAAGGAGATTGAAAATGAATATGAAAATAACAAACATACTCATTAATACATTAAAAGTGGTAGATAGCAGTAAAATAAGCTCATTTGTAGCATAGTGAGGTGATACGTCTTGCCTAATTATGTGAAGATCCCAAAAGAAATTATATATGATACTGCCCTATCGGATAAACGTGTGATTATCTTTTCATACTTATGTGCAAGGCGTTCTCTTGATGACACAGTGGCATTTTCTACTACAGAATTATGCCACTGGTCAAAACTTAAGCCAAACTACAGAGATGGAAAGATTAATCAAAAATATTATAATACATTACTACTTCTTGCCAATCAGGATTATTTTAAAGCATTTCCTGATTTTGAAAAATGTTTAAAAGAACATACCAATTCTGTGAAATACATGCAGGTAAAACTTAATATTGAAAAATTTGATATACCAGATCGTTTCGGAATTATTTACTTCGATGAGCTTGAAAAAATTTTAAATTTTAAAGAAGAACTAGAAGGAACTTCCGTGGATACGATTCGTATGTCTTCTGCATATATCTTATTACTTCTATCCTATTTACGTCTGAATATGAATAGGTCTTCAACATCCCCATTATGCTGCTACCGGCATTATAAAACCATCTCGGATGAAACAGGGCTTTCAGAACGTTACGTAGGTAGGATAGTAGAAATTTTAGATGCATTAGAAATTATAAAATCAAAAGCTATGAAGAGAATCAAAGACAACACCTCAACTCGTGAAAAATATATTACTACACCTAAAGTTTTTGCAGATTACAGACATTTCACGAAAGACAGTTATGGCAACCAGGTAATTGATCAAACCTATGATTGCAATAAGGAAATCAAAAAACAAATAGAACTTTTAGAGAATAACAATATATAAGAGTTTCACATAGGAAAGGTGAACATCGTGAATAAAAATATTTTAAAAATCAAAGGAGAAATTAACAATGAACACAACAGTAACCATCGAATCAAAGAACCATAAGTACCAGCACACATTTGGAGGTGTAATCGCGCGCAATGCATACGGTCATCCATATAGTATGACAGAAATTGATGAATGCCTTATGCGAGATATTGCTTTCAACAAATCATGTGAAGCCTGGTCCAAGCAGAGAGACAGTAGAAAAAATCATGATAACGAAAACTGATCAGAGATATTTTCAGAAAGCATATCAAACTGCTCTTCTATCCGATTATCAAAAAACTCATGTAGGCTGCGTAGCCGTCTATCAAGGATCTATTATTTCTATCGGTTGTAATACCGTCAAAACTCATCCATTGCAGAAAAAGTATAACAGATATAGACATATTGAATACGACAAAGGTTATAAGACATTGCCTCGACTTCATGCAGAAATAAATTGTCTGGCTGCAATCCGTGACATGGATATTAATTTCTCAAAAGTAAAACTGTACATATACCGTGCAGGATATGGGGGTGTGTTTAAACTGGCACGACCTTGTCCATCTTGTATGGCTGCTATTAGAGATATAGGAATAAAACATGTTTACTATACTACAGATGACGGATACGCATATGAAAAAATTGAGTAGATTAAGGATAATAGGGAGAATAAATAAGAAGAAATAATTATGAATGGTGGTGTTTATTATAAAATCAATTCAATACACTTTGGTTAAGTTACCAATCAAAAAACTCATTGATTCAGAATATGATTTGAGTCTAAGTAAAAATGAAGAAATAGATAATGAATATCTTATTAAACAAGGTGATTCCTTATTGTTTGATCAGATTCAAAGGCTAAGAGGTAGATTTTCAACACATATTAAAGAGCTTATGCTTATAGTCGCAAAAAAGAATCCAAAACAAGAAACCGCACTGCGAGATATTCTTAATAATGGATTTACGTATAACGGTACTCATTATTCTCGTTTTGGAAAATCTGCATCTCAGGGAAAAGACGGTATTACTGCTTTTGTATGTGACGAAATTTTCGATGAATTATACATGATCACTCAAATGGATATTGAAATTGATGAGTGCGTTATTTCTAAATATGAAGCGCAAAGATGTCTCCCGTTTAGCTCCTGTACTCTCATTAAAGATTATATTCCAAATATTGTTATCATCGGTGAATATGAAAAAACTTTAAATGATCAGCTTATCAAATATGTCATAGAAAAAGAAAAAACTTTCGTAGATAAAGAAACTGGTGAGTCCAAAAAATATAAAGTTAGAGAAATTGAAGAAGGTTTAAGAGATATAGGATTATCTCCTTTTGATGGATGTGGTTGTCATGAAAGAGAATTTATGAAAACTGTTAGTACACAGTTGGATTTAGGCTATGACGTTATTGGAAACCAGGTTCGTCTGCCATTTATAAAAGGATATTCCGTATATGTTCCATTTAAACAAATTCTAAAGGAATGGGGATACACTACTATTACTGATATCTATGGATATGAGCATAAAATCGATGATATTGATTGTATCTGGAACATCTCAATGTTTAAAGGTCATAAGATTTTTAAATCAAAGTATGGAAATGATGCATGGATTGAATATATGAAGACATTACAGAAATATCAGTTTAAATTAGGTATTAGTAAGTATAGCCATCATGTAAAGCACTTAAACAAGTACACCAGAATGAATTTTCAGTATTTACAATGTCTTGATCTATGGAATGAGAAATACATCAATAGTTTTGTAGATAAAAATAGAAAAGAATATGACGTTTTAAATCCTGACAATGATGGAAAAATCATCAAATTGGCAAAATACACTACTAACCTATTCGAGAAGATTATTAAAGGAGATAAATTTTATACCTACAAATTCATGGGTATAAATGATACAGATGGATATGAGCCAGAAAGTAAATATCTCGAAGCAGCATTGATCAATGATGTAATGTTGAAGGATCCTGCAGTAAAGCAGTTTATTTATAGAAAATTAAAAAAATCCATTGATGAGGCAAAAGTAGGAAAAATTTATTGTTCTGGTTTTTATCATACAGGTGTTGGTGATATGATTGGTTATCTTCAATATGCAGTCGGAGAAAATCCAGTCGGTTGCTTAAAAGAAAGAGAATTATATACTGCAAATTTTGAACCAGGATATTGTGCTTCTTTTAGATCTCCTCTTGTGGATCCATCTGAAGTAAACAAGATTCAAATTGTGCGAAATGACATTTTAAATAAATGGTTCGGATATTTTAAAGATCAAGATGTCGTGATGTTTAATATGTATGATATATCTGCCCCGCAGCAGGGAGGGGCAGATTTTGACGGGGATATTTTCTTTTTGTGCAACGAACCAATTGTTATTGGTTCAAAAATTGACAAACATATTATTCTTGATGTCGAAGATAAGGTTACAGCAAAGTCAAAACCATATACGAAAGAAAATTTAATTGAGTATGAAGTAATGACAAGAGATAACCGTATTGGTGAAATAACCAATGTAGCAACAAGCATTGAGAATCGGTATACAACAAATCCAGATATTCAGAAGTTATACTCTGATTCCTCTTCTCTTCTAAGAATTTTCCAGGGCAAAGAAATTGATTTTCTTAAAACCGGTTTTAGGTGGCATATGAATAGTGGTCTGAGAAAACATTTAAAACAGCTACCGTATTTCTTGCTTCATAATTATCCTCAAAAAATGAAAACGTATCAGAATATTCTTAGTAAAAATAAGGGAGTTGAACCAGATGAGAAAGAAAAATTGAATGCCTATAGGTCTCCTTCTCCTATGAATGAATTATGTGAATACATCGAGACATGGGAGAAAAAGAATATTAAATGGGATAACAGTGTTAATGATCTTATAGATACAAGATGCTTAATCGTCAACAATGACCTTAATCTAAAAGATAAAGGAGTCATTAAAGAGTGTAAGAAATTCATCAATATGTATGCAGATGAAATAAAGCAGCATCTAAATTTACATAAAGATGAAAATAATGATTTTAGTATGGACGAAGTTGTAAAGAAATATAAAGATAATATTTCTGAAAAACTTAAACTTGACGAAGATGTTATTGCCAATTATGTTATTGCAACTTCATACTCTTCTCTTTCAATCAGTAAATCTTTAGCTTGGGCTGCTTATGGAGAATATATTATTGAGAATTTAAAAAATAATACTAATCCAAAGCGAAATATTTCTATTCGAGAAGTTCCATACAAATCATATAATACTTATGAATATCTTGGAAAATATTATGAATTTGAAGTAGGTGATACATATTTACGACTGTAACGAAACATTTCTATATGAAATTATAGAAAAATACAAAGAACTACAGACTCAGGAGCAAAAGGACGAAGTTTTCTCTTCGTTCTGCTCCGCCATCTGGTCATGTGGAAATAAAAGAAGAACATATAAGAAAGCTATTCGATTTAAGGTAGCAAAGAATTTACTGGGAACACCAGTTGGACAAGTATTTGATGCATGGTCCATGATTGAATATAAATACTATAAATCTGTTTCCAAAAATCAAAATTGGTGTTCAATTATAAGGCAAAAAATAAATAATATTTATACGAAATATTTTGATAAAGAAGTAATTCTAAATAAGGAATATATGGATTTGCTCAAAAAGCCAAAACAATTGTATTACAAATGGGCTTCTGGTGTAGATATGACCGAAGAAAATGCTACTTCTGTCATAGATGACATTATGGATAAAGCTTTAACCACGAAAGAAAGATTTCAGAAAGAAAAAATGACCCTTTCCTGGAACGAGTACAAAATCATAATTGAGGGTTTTCTTAGAAAGTGTTTTGACAATTGTAAATTGATTGACGAGTATGAAGATAAGACAAAGCTTGTAAATAATTTTGATTTTATTACTGAAGATCATTTCTATGTTAAGTACATAAATCGTTCTCTTTCCTATTATATTCGAAATTATCAGAAAGAATATTATGGAGTTAAGCGTGGACACAATAATAAGTACACTCGCTGTAAACAATGTGGCGCACTGATTGAAAAAACAGGAAATAAGAAAATGTATTGTGGTGAGTGTAAGAGAAAAAATGATTTAATTAGATATAAAAAATATAACGAAAAACGTAATACCACAAATAGAAAAGCTTAGTTTTTGGCTTAATTACGCCATTTTTGAGTGATTTTATGGTGTTATATAACAGGTATGGAAAACAATGTAATTAATCGTAACATCGGCACAATGCAGTCGTTTAAAAATGCAATCAGGATAAAAAGGAGTATATCATTATGAGAAAAATTACAGTTACCGAAGCTTTAACTGAACTAAAATTATTAGACGCAAGAATTAATAAAGCAATTGTAAACGTAAATTTTTGTGGTGCAGCTAAGAAATCATCCGATAGAATTGGTGCCGTTTCCAAAGAGACATTTAAAGATAGATGCAAGGCAGATTTTCAATCTGCAACCGATCTTATTAAAAATCATTCAGAGTTAAAATCTAAAATTGTATTATCCAATGCTATTACAAAGATTACAGTAAATGGTGTGGAAATGACTCGTGCAGAAGGCATTGAGCGTAAAAATTCCATTGAGTACGAACAGAACCTTTTACGCAAGATGAAGCTGGATTACAGTGCTGCCACTACTTTAGTTGATAAAGAGAACAAAAAGGTAGACGAAAAAGTGGATAGTCTGCTTACTACCTTAGTTGGCAAAGATAGTGCAAAGAAACTCACTGCTGAAGAACAGGATGCAGTAGTAAAACCATATCGTTTACAGAACGAATATGAGTTTGTAGACCCGATTGATCTTTATGATAAGATCCAGAAACTTGAAGCAGACATTGATGGTTTCTTAAGTAACATTGACTCTCAGCTTACTCTGAGTAACGCTACTTCTTTTATCGAAGTAAGTTTTTAAAATGTGATATTTTTGTAGTTATAGCGAAAATCTTGAACTTACATCCCGTTTCTCCGTGCGGGTTATCACGGAGAGAAGAACATAATTCAAGGGTGAATTTGATATTCGGATAGTTGCGAATGCAATAAAGCTATCTTATTACAAGATGATAAAAGTTCAAAGCTCAGAATTCAATGTTTAAATCTCATTTTTCAAACCTCTTATTTTTTAAAGTTCAATGTATAAATACCAAAATTCTTTCAAATCCAGGATAAAAGTTTATATGCGGGCTATGTAATTGCCGCCTAGATTTGTACCTGGCTGCTATGGCTACTAAAAATTTCGAAAGTATATGTATTCATATGTTTTACCCTTTCTTCTATATTTTTCTTTTTTGCTGATAGGTGTACTGCGTCCTGTAGTATGCCTGTTGGTGTCTGGCGAGATTAGCTTAATAGGTAGAGCGCCGTACTTTTAATACGGAGGTATATTGGTTCGATTCCTTTATCTCGCCATCATAATTCTCAAAAAAATTCCTATGTGAAAAGAGAATATATTAATAGGTCAGTCAGTTAGATTAATAAAGAGAATTATAAGCAATTAGCTTATCTCTACCTCTAATTATAAAAAAATGGAGGATCTAAAATGAATGAAATTATTTTAAAAAATGAAAATGGTGTACCTGTTGTTAGTAGTAGAGATGTTGCTGAAAAATTTAAAAAGCAGCATAGTTCTGTTCTAAAAACAATTCAAGGTGAAAACAGGACAGGCAAACATATTGATGGTATAATTGATGAAATTTTGGCAAGTGGAAATCCACTCACCAAATATTTTATTGAATCTGAGTATGAAAATCGTGGAAAAATGTATAAGGAATTTCTTATGACAAGAGATGGTTTTTCTCTAGTTGTAATGGGATTTACTGGTAAAGAGGCTTTAGAGTGGAAACTTAAATATATTGATGCTTTTAATGCAATGGAAGAAGAATTAAGAAAACAATCTTCAAAAGCATTGCCAACTACATACAAAGAAGCTTTATTACAGTTGCTTGAAGAAGTTGAAAAGAATGAAAAACTTGAAGAAGAACGAAAAGTGCTACTTCCTAAAGCAGATTATCATGATGAAGTCTTAAACAAAGAAGGTCTTATTACTACTACTGTTGTTGCTAAAGACTTGGGATTCAAGAGTGCTGCAAAGTTAAATCAGATTATGTTTCTAAATAATATCATCTTCAAAAATAAATCTGGTACATGGTGTCCTTATGCAGATTATGAATGGTTAATCACTGAAGGATATGCCGATTACAAGAGCTACGAGAATGAACATTCTAAGCCTTGTCTAAAATGGACTGAAAAAGGCAGAAAATGGATTGTGGAAAATTATAACAAATGGGTCACTAAATTAGTAGCCTAATCATACATGGTCAGCCTGTTAGCTGTTAAATGGAATTATATATGTAAATATATCCAGCCATATTCAATATTGTTGCGGGATGGACAAGAGGATAAGTCACTAGGCTCATAACCTAGAGAACGCTGGTTCAAATCCAGCTCCCGCTATTCTTACGGGTAAAACACCCGTTGCGTGGATCTGTAGCTCAGTTGGTAGAGTAAGGGACTGAAAATCCCTATGTCGTAGGTTCGAATCCTACTAGATCAGCTACTTATCTCCCACCATGGGAGAAATATATAAAGAAAGAAGTGTTTATTATAATTAAGATTACTCAGAGTGAAGCCCAGATGTTAAGAAATGCTGGTTATGGAGACTGTGTGAAGATTTCTTCTGTTACACATAAGTCCAGAGCAAAGAGATATTGGGCAGTCGAGGAAAGAGAAGTTCTGTGGCTGCTAAAGCAGAATGCTAAAAATTCTATCGTTAAGTAACGAAATATACAGGAAAGGTGGCGTTGGACCATCGGTAAGAAAAAGAAAGACGGAATTGTTGTATCTTTTGTAGATTCTCCATCTTCTGAAGATGTAACAGGAAGTCTGATTTATATCACTACACCAAATTATAAAATTCTTGTAGATTGTGGTTTACATCAAACAAATGATAAATATGAAGATTTTTTAGTAAACAATAGGAAATTTAAAGAGTTTAAGCCAAAAGAAATTGATTTTATTTTCATAACCCACAATCATGGAGACCACGCCTTTTTGTGTCCAAGATTATATAGAGATGGATGTCGTGGTGCTACTATTATATCTGCGGGATCTAAGCAGATTTTTAAAGATATGAATTACGACTCAGCTTATATAACGGAACGTGATGTTTTGGTAATTAATTCTCAGAATAATAAAAATTATAAGCCATTATATTCCACTGATGATGTAGATACTATGCTGGAATATACATTGGAAAAACCAATGAATGAGAAAATCACTATTAACGAAGAAGTTGCTTTTGAGTTAATCCCAAGTGGTCATTTACTTGGAAGTTGTCAGGTTAAATTATATTTGACTGTAGGAGAGACAACAAAAACTATCCTGGTAACAGGCGATATTGGAAATAAAGTTGTAAAAAATAATTTTGTCGGCGAATATCAGCAGGTATTATCTGCTGATTTAGTAATTGGTGAAAGCACCTATGGAGACAAACCAGAAATTAAAACTGGTTTAAAAGAACGAAAAAATGATTTGGAAAAATTTAAATCCATTATCGATACTCAAATTCATGAAATGAAAGGCAGAGTTATAATTCCAAGTTTTGCTCAGGGTAGAATTACTCAGCTGGCTTTGATGCTTTATAAAATGTATAAGGATTCTGATTGGAAGCCAAAAGTTTATATCGACTCTCCTCTTGCAATCAAACTTATTGAAGATTATTCACAAGCCCTAGATGGAGAAGAAAAAGAAATCTTTGACGAAATGCTAAAAGATAACATGTTTACTTTAGTAAAAGAGACTCTTGATAGTAAAGCTTTGGTGGCAAGCAATAAACCTTGCTGTGTACTGTCTACAGCCGGAATGTGCCAAGTCGGCAGAATCCGACATCATTTAAAAGCATGCGTATCTAATCCAAATGCAACTATCTTATTTGTAGGTTTCA